ATCCCTGTAAGCCTCCATAGCAAGCGTGTTGACAAGCCGATTGAGATACCACTGGGCCTTCCTGGCATCCTCATAAGGATCCCGCTTAAGCCACATCCGACTGATGTATTTAATGACCTGCCACTGCAGGCCACCAACCACCGGATCAGGTGCAGGCCGCACCCAATCCTCGATCACATCAATCACCTCAGCCTTTCCAGCCGTGTAATGACTGGGATGGTTGACTGGATCGCTCATCCCTTAGACCTCTGTACTTTGGTGTCGCCGCAATAACGGCCTGTCAGCGCATAGCTCTTAGCCGGCAACATCGACATCTTGTGCCAGACAATCTGCCCAATCCGCATCCCATGCCACAGGGCAACCGGATGCAGAGACCGGGCATTTTGTAGCTCCAGCGTCAGCCTGCCTTCGTAGCCCGGATCCACGTACCCAGCCATCAGGTGCTCAATCCCTTCCCTGGCACGGGAGGACTTAAGCGCCAGCTGCCCGGCTATGCAATCCGGCACCTTGAAGAACTCCACCGTTTCCGCCAGCACGAACTGGTGCGGCTGGAGCAGAAAGGGTTGCTCTGGAGCAGTGCCGCGAAGCGACACCGACTCCATCTCGCTGGTGCCCTCCACCTCAATCAGCAGATTCTCGCCGAGTCTCACATCAAGACTGGCGGGATTCACGAGGGCCTCATCGAAAGGCGAGACAAGACCCCGTTTGCACAGGGTCCAGATCTCCAGATCCGGGAGAATCAAGCGGTGATCTCCACAGAGGAGGGCGTGCCCTGGGACAGCTGCACATGCTTCCAGGTCTTACCCCACTTGATGCAGTTGATCGTGGTGACATGCACCCCAAACTCCGCCGCGATCTTGGCAACGGACTGGGTACGCGCTGCCAAAGCCCGCTTGATCTCCAGCACCTTCGCCTCCGTTAGCACAGCCACCCCACGCTTTCCCTTGCGGCTGGACTTACGAGTCTTAACTTGAGACTTCGCGGTACGGACAGTCGCCGTACGCTTTGACGTACCAGCTGGAACGACATCGGTTTGTTTGGTGCTGCTGGCCTCCAGGTCAACGTGCTGGGCGTTGTGCAGGATGGTCGCGATCTCCTGCTGGTGCTCGGTGATGGTCTTGAGGCTGTCGGCGATGATCCGGGCTTGTGTGTCAGAAAGGATGAGCATGTTCTTAGGAGTGAACGGTTGTTAATGTACTACGCGAAGAAGCGGGGATCCTGCTTCTTGAGCAGATTGATGCGGGAAAGCGGCAGCTTGAGGACTTCGCACATTGCCATCTCGGCCAGCTTGCTGGAGCAAATGCTGTCGCTGGTGGCAAAGACGTAGATCAAATGCCGGTAGAGCTGGGTCAGAGTTCGAGCTTTGACCCAGTGGGTGTCACCTGGAATGGGCTCTGTGCCGTAGTACCAGTCGTCATAATCAGTCGCATTGCGAATCTCACGAGACTCAGTGCTACCGATAAGGCGACTGGAGCGGTTCCCAGTTGTCGATTCGCTCGGAGAGCATTTTTCGTAGGCCGGCATCGGTAGCAGGAATCACGTCTTCATCAGAAAGGTAGAAGGAGCCTCGGCACACGGCAGGCACCCAGTGGGGCGCGACTGCCACAAGCTCCATCTCCTCCACCAAGGCCTCCACGGTGAGGCAGTTGTTGACGCCAAAGGACAGGTCAATAACCTCAAGAATCTGCCTCACTGAAGCACCTCTGCAGCAGTACGGCACTCAAGCTGTTCGAGCCACTGGTCCCAGCTCATCTTGAGGAACTGGGCAAGGTCGTCTAGCTGAGCAAGTTGTGCAAGGTGGTAGCCGGGATCCTGCCCAGCAGCCTCGGTTTCGACAATCGCTTGGCGCAGCAAGTGCTGGCTCCAAGTGACGGCGAAGTACCACTTGGACAGGTTTTCGTTTGGAACGCTGGTGTGGGTAGCCATGGGCGTGTGTAACAGAAACAGAGCGAGAGCTGTCTGCCCTCGCCCTGTAGTGTTGCACAGAAACAGCCCCCGTCAACCCTGCCCTGTTGTAATCCGTTACACGGCCATAGCCGCTAAGCTTCGGGTCCAACGATTCCATCGCTGGGCATTCCGCAGTGTGGAGGCTGCGGTGAGGCGTGCAGGCGCGAGAGCCGGCGCCACCTCCACACCCCAATCACGGCAGAATCTTGGACGCCAGCCACAGCGCCAAGCAGCACGCCACGACGTAGACGACGAGAAGCTCGAACATCAGAGGCACTGTCATTGGCCCTCCAGCTCGTCGGCGATGGCGAGGAGTTCGGCGCGAGTTTTCTGCCGTTGCTCCCATTTGGAATCGGCCATCAATTGGTAGCTCTGGGGCCACGGTTCATCTTCTCCGCAGGGTGGCTCACTTTGCTCCGGCACCACCTGATCCGCAGCAGCGCGGAGGACGGCGACGGCGTGAGCGCGGGCCATCAGCTGCTGCGGTCCATTCAGCTCTTCCATGTAGAGAGCGTCCAGCACGGCCTGCGCCTCTTTCGATAGCTCAGTCATCACTCAGCCTCCTGCTGAGGCGCCGGCTCGATGGCGGGGCGGCCCCATTTGGCAAGGACGGCACGCAGCCCAAATACCTGTGCGGCAGGACCCTGACGATTTTCACAGGCGTAATACGCAGCGCGATATGTCTCGCCAAGCTCCTTATCCGTCGGCTCCTGCGGCTCGGGCTGCGCCAGGGCGGCGCGGGCGCGGTCAATTAGCTGACGCTCTACAGGTGAAAGCAGTGCCCGCTTCCCTAGTGCATCAATCAGCTCAGCGCACAGCGCACGAAAGTCAGTCATGACGAGTCATAGGGCGAGTGGGTGTAAGCAGCCCGCAATAGCAGGCCCAGAAGTCAGAAGCGGTCCAGGGTGCTCCGTTCTCGTGGAGCAGTGGCACGGCATTGGAGACAGCCTGCGCGTCCCGGTAGTTGGCAAAGCTGCCGTAATCCTTGGCGGCCAGCCGGCGGTTCGCCTCAGCGAAGGCCTCAAAGTCTTGCCGGGACAACTCCCCAGCAGTGCCGCCAAAGATGTCAGGCATCCACCCGTAGGGGATGGCATGAAAGCCCGCCGATTCGGCCCAGGATGCCAAGGTCCAACGTTGCCAGCCGTTGCAGCGGTACCAGTCATAGAGCATGGTGCCGAATTTGCACCGGGCGCTAACCGCGCTGATGCGGAGGGAGAGGTAGTCAGCCATCACACAGCTCCTCAGCTTTGGTGTACCGCAGCATCCAGTCGGGGTTGTCATCCACCCACTGCTCAACGTCGGCCATACCGTCTTGCGACACGACACCTACCAGCGGCCCTGGTGCGCGGTCTTGGATCATGGTCAGGCCCCAGACCACTTCATCGCCACAGATCGGCACAAAGGCAATGGCGCCGCTATATTTGGCGCAGGTCACGTCAATGGCCCACTCGTCGAAGGTCACATGTTCAAGGGTTGAGTCAGTCATCGGGTTTCAGTGGCAAAGGTTTCCAGCTCGGCGGCGATGGCCAGGAGCTTCATCTCATCAGCGATAGAAAACAGGAACTTCTTGGACGGATAATTTGTCATTTGATCCGCAGCAGCTCGCAGGGTGGCGGCGGCATAGCTGGAGTAAAAGTTCGTTTGCCACTTTGGGTTTCGTGTTGCTTTGTAAGCGGCTTTCAGAATTGCCTGCGCGGCGGGGGAGAGGTTAGAAGCGGGTGCCATGGTAATCACAGAAGGAACAGTGAACACGAAACTGAGGTGGATTACTTAGAAGTGCCTCGGATGGGTTGGAGTCCAATAGTTCGCAGCCACATTCGGGGCAGGCAATTCCGTTCCCGCGAGGGTTTGCGAAGCCGTAAAAAGCACCATGCTTTTTGTTGTGCTCTTCAAGTGAGGTGAGGTCAGTCATCGGATACACACCCACCACACAACACCGCGAACCATCGTGCCGCCACCGGCGTGGCATTCGGAAGCGAACTGCGCCGTGCCCAGCAGGGCTGCCACGGCGATGATCGATCCCACGCAAAGGCTGATCCAGGTGGGTTTGTCGTCAGTCATCGGGCAGGGCCTCCAGGGCGCGGCGGACAACATCCAGATCATTGATGTCCCAGGCTTTCTTGTTGCCTTGGATCAGATCAATTAAGGCAAGGCTCTGCTCCTTCAAGCTCGGTGGCTTGGGGCGTCGGGCGGCACGGAGTTCTGCGACATCCTCTGGCTCCCATTGGGCGCAGCGCACCAGATACTCACAGCACGCCTCCAGCTCTTGGTCGGCGCCGTATTGGGCAGCGCGGGTGGCGATGTGCTGCCAGTGGTCTGCAACCGCTTGGTGGACGGGTGGTATCTGCGCCCACTGCTGCACCAGCTCCGGCGGTGGGGTGATGTCGGAACTCCTAATTCGGCTTGGATTAGGAGTTGGTTTGGAGTTGGTCATTCGGTGATTTCGTTGATGACAGCGTGTTCGCCAATGATGCGCAACGCGGCCTCGTTGTAGGCCAAGGCCGCCTCGCGCTCGGTGGCATGGTTGCCGAGGTAGTAACGCCCACCCCGGTAACCCAGCGCTGCCCGCCACGGCAGTTTGGGATTGTTGCTACGCGACACACCTCGATAGACGCTGGCGCGGTTGGCAGGCCGCGGCCGATTGGCCATCGACAGGTAGTAAGCCTCCTTGGTGCCGCTGCAGTTGAAGTACCCCACGAACTTATGTCGAGTGTAACACTAGTCTACAGGGACGCCAAGGATTTCGGGCTGGAGATCAGTCATGACGGACACGTCCGCCCCATGCCGCAGTGCCTGCCCCACTAGGTAGTGGAACGAATCCACGGCATCCTCACAGCACTCGATCTGGTACTCCTCCACTTCAGAGGCCACCCCACGCTTGAACCAGCAGATCCGCACCACAGCCAGGAGATGGTCTGGCGTGGTGGTGACGTTGTAGTCCAGCATCGGCCTACGAGGTTTTTTCGGACGAGGCTTGGACACGGGTGGATCCCTCCAAAACAGCCATGCGGCAACCCGCATGAGTCCTAGAAAAAAGTTAGGCGCGTTAAACACCGGTAACTCTGACCTCTGTGAGTTGGGCGTAGACCTCGGCACATTCGGCCTCCGGCAGGGTTTCCAGCTGGCGCTGCACTTCGTGGGCAACCAGCACAGCGAGAAGGTTGGAGACCTTTCGCATGGTCCGCTTGGAGAGCCACTCCAGCTCGTTCGCAGTTACGTCATTGCAAGAAAAGGTGATGCGGTTCATAAAAAGGCATACGAACCGCACCACTATACGCCTAATCCCACATCCGTGCGGCTTCCTGCATCAGCTGATCCAGCTCGTCCGGGCTGCGCTCCTCGGTCGAGGCGGAATTCCCTCGCGTGAATATCGGGGTGTCCTGCTGTCCCAAACTCTGAGAGTCGTTGCGCTGCAACGCATCTGCCGGATTTACCTGTCCCAGTTTGTCCTGTTTTGTCCCAACCTGTCCTTTTGGTGTCCCAGAAGCGGGTTTGGGACAACTTGGGACAAAATCGGACAAAACGGGACAGCCCATTTCCTCAGATCCAGCTCCAGCACTGGATTTTTCCTCTTTGGGACAGCTAACACCTCCTCCCCCCCTGTGCGCGAGGACTGCGTAATACCGCTTACTGGAACGATCCCCTTCAACAGCCACCAGTTTCCGATCCACCAACCGTTGGAGCGACTTGGCGATGGCGCTGACGCTGCCACCCAGTAGCGGATCAGCGTTCAGCTCCGCCTTTGTCATCGGCACTGCCTTTGTCCGCAGGCGCTGGAGCACCCGGTCAATGATCGAAGCCGGACCCGCCGTATCCGTGTCATCCGCCGGCGGCAGATCCTGCAGCGAAAAGGTGAGGTCTTCCTTCTGGCGCAGGATCAGTTGCTTGCCCTCGTTCCCCTCCCGGCTCTTACCGATGGTGATAAGCCGCGCAGAGGCCCCTACACGCTCCAGCTCGGCCTTCTCCGGGCGTCGGATGCCCCAAGACTCATCCACGGCGTCCTGGAGCGCTGTGGTGCCCCTGAAGTCGCCAGTCTTGGAAGCGTGGTGGATGAAGACGATGGTGGTTGCCGGGAAGCTTTCGCCGTTCTCAGCGCTGTACCAGTAGATCGGCTCGGCGTACTCGGCCTTGTTCTGGTCAAAGGCACAGCCCCGCATACAGGCCGTCACCGAATCCCAGACCACGAGCTTGGGGCGGTGCTCCTCGATCTGCTGGATAAACCACGGATACCAAAGCATCGACACCTTGTTCCGCACAATCACGGGATCGTCCGCCGTGAAATCCAAATCCTCGAACTGCTTACGAATCCGCCGGCTGTTCTGATCTCCGTTCAGCCAGAGCACCGTGCCCTGTTCAACTGGAACTTCCTGTCCCCTAACCGAAAAAGGCGTCCCCCTGGCAATGTGCTGGGCCAAGGTCAGGACAGCCATCGTTTTGCCACAGCCACCACGACCGTGCATCAACACAGTCCCCGGCTTAGGCAACAGTTCTGGAATCAGGTACTCAATCGGCGTTTCTTCAGTAGCAAAAATCTCTTGCAAAGAGCCTCCATGCGAACCACGGCGAAACTCCTGATCCGCAATTAACAGCCGCACCACAGCCGCTGCATCGCGATAACCAGCCTCCTGCGCAATTTCATGCAGCTTGTGCTGCACTTCAGACGGGTTGGGCAGTTTCATGGCCGCCTCAGCCCGTTTGACAATTTCTTCGTGCGAAAGACCGACGGTACGGAACCGCTGCACCCGGTCCTGCTCAGCCTCGGTAACGATCTTGCGCAGATCCTCCGACAACCACACGCGGCCCGGCATCTGCTGGTCCGCCATCCAGAACAGCGTCCCAAGGCTCACCGGCCCCTTCCGAAAACTCTTCCACACCTCCTCACAAGGGTTGGCACCAGCCCACTCTTCGGCGTACTCAGGATCCTCAGCCGACCATGCCGCCCACAACGTCAGCCCCAAATCCGTGGGCAGTTCGCTGTGGATCGCCATGCCCACCTTCACCCAGTGGTCCCGGCTACCAGCCCCCTGCCCTGGAATCACCCGCAACGCCGACTGCACAATCTCAGCCACCTCAGCCGGGTCTCGATCCGAGAAATCCAGCGCCTTGCGGTTCTTGATGAAGCCACCATCGGCCACCTCTTTGCCACAGCGCTCGCGCATCTCCGCCAGCAACCACGCAGGAGCCTCTGGAATGACCTCCAGATCGCCCTCAAAGCCATACTGCCCCTCTGGCGCCTTCCCATCGTTAG